TACATTCATGCATTTTTTGATACAATTATTGACACTAAAGATTCTGCAACTGGTGGTGGTTCAGACCGCTATCTTTCGGAAGATTATATGTTTTGTCAACTTTGGAGGAAAACTGGTGGTCAAATTTGGCTTTGCCCATGGGTGAAAACTCAACATATCGGAACTTATCATTTCCATGGAGATATGCCAGCCGTTGCAAGTTTTGTTGGTGAGATGTAATGATTGTTGGTATTCTAGGCTTCATTGGTTCAGGTAAAGGAACCGTAGGTGATCTTTTAAAAGACCACTACGGTTTCACTCCTGTTAGTTTTGCTTCTCATCTAAAGGATGTTGTCTCCGTCCTTTTTGGATGGGAAAGAAAATTGCTCGAAGGAGATACCAATGAGTCTAGAATTTTCCGTGAAAAACCAGATGGATTTTGGTCAGAAAAAATCGGGCAACATTTTACGCCCAGAATTGCATTACAATTAATGGGCACAGAATCTACTCGAAAGATATTTCATGAAGATTTTTGGATTCATGCTTTAGACAATAAATTAACGAAACTAGGAGACAAAAATGTGGTGGTGACCGATGTTCGTTTTAAAAATGAAATCGATTGGATTCGAAATAAAAAAGGAATTCTAATCGAAATTAGACGAGGCTTTAAACCAAGTTGGTACAATATCGCAGTCGATGCTAATCATGGTTCTAAAAAATCAGAAAAATACATGTTGGAAGAATCTGATGTACATGAATCAGAATGGAGGTGGGTTGGGCATCAAGTTGATTTTGTTATCGAAAACAATGGTTCTTTGGAAGATTTAAGTGGAAATCTACAACGGACACTTGAAATTGTGAAGAAAACCTGATATTATTATTCTCTTAACAGAGGAGCTTGTGATGAAACTTTCAAGTAATACAATGAATGTGTTGAAAAATTTCTCGACTATCAATGAGAATATTTTCATTAAACCTGGTAATGTTTTGGAAACTATTTCAAAACAAAAAAATATTCTTGCCAGGGCAGAAGTTGCTGAATCATTTTCAGAAGAATTCGGCATTCATGATTTAAATAATTTTCTAAGTGTACTTACACTTTCAAAAGATTCCTCACCTGAGGTTGACTTTGAAAACAATGATGTTGTAATCAAAAGTCGAGCAGGTCGAAGCAATACGAAGTATCGTAAAGCGAGTAAAGAGGTTCTGGTTATTCCTCCAGAAAAGAAAATCAATATGGACAATGCTGAAATTACATTTCCGCTTTCAGCAGAAGACCTCGATTGGTTTCAAAAAGCCGCATCTGCATTGAATTCACCTAACATTGCTTTTATGTCCGATGGGCAAAAAATTAATGTACAGATTTTTGATGCAAAAGATGATTCCTCAAACGTTAATACAACAACGATTGCGGAGTCGGATGGTAAAATTTTCAAAATGATTTTTGCAACTGAAAATTTTAAGTTTATTCCTGGTAATTACCAAGTGACTATTCATTCAAAGGGTATCTCACACTTTAAGAATATTGGAACTGCACTTGAATACTGGGTGGCAACTGAAGCTGGTTCATCTTACGAGGCTTAATTATGACTGATATCGTGACACAATATGGTACTTTTAAACAAGAAGATTTGAAGTCAATCAAGGATGCTTTGACTGAAATTTCAAATGAACTTGATATTATCTCTCAACATAAAGATGCAATCAAAGATGTTATCAATGCTGTGTATGATAACTATAACATTCCTAAAAAAGTTATTCGTCGCCTTGCAAAAGCGCACCACAAAAATTCATTCCAGGAAGAACTTGCACAAGATAATGAGTTCGAATCAATTTATATTGGTCTGACGGAGGCAAAATGAATCCGCTACGAAGAGGCTTCGCAAAAAGTCTTGGAGTAGCAGGGCTTGTTACTGTAGGTATTGCAGGTTATAAAGCTGCAAAAGAACGCATTGTTTATAAACAAGATGAACTTCCTACCGCCGAGTTGGAAAAACAACTTGAAGGTAAACCAGTATTGCAATTGGGTGCGACTTATGGTGAAGAACTTCCGCCTCCAAAGTTTTTTGGAACCAATTATACGTTTAATATCGGTCCAAACTACAAACCTGGTACTGAAAAAAGAATCATAGTTAATATTGTACCTGGTCCCGATGGAAAACTTTATGTCAAAGAGAATGACGTTTGGCGTAAAATATAAATGAAAGTTGCGATGATATATGGAGGAGAATCAAGGTTTAAAAGATATTTAGAATTAAATTATAAAAGATTGCAAAATTATTCAGAAGTTCATTTGTATTTTTGTCTATGGAATAATTTTGAATATACTGACATGAATTTAAACTTTTCGGATATCGAGAGCAATAATGTTATTAAAAAAATAAACCATATATTACCTAAAAAATTTTATCTAAAAAATTTGGTTGAAATTGAAAAACCGGATATTTCAGAAAAATCCAAGGAAATAAAAAATATTTTATTAAAATCAAATGAACATTTTTTTCAACCAGATATTGATGGTTATATAGAAAGACTTTTATTTCAAAGATATTCTCTTTATGAATGTTTTAAACTTTTGAAGGAAGAATATGATTGTATTATAAGATATAGAATTGATGGTTATCCAACAAAAAGAATTGATTTGAGAGAATTAAATTTAAGTGAATATGTGTACTCACCGAACAATATGAGACAAGGTATATCTGATTTTTATCCAAGACTTAATGATCAATTCGCTATCGGCAACCAAAATAAAATGGAGATTTATTGTAATAGTTATGAATACATTGAAGATTATATTAAAAAGGATGCAAAAAATGGTCAATTTGAAACTTCATTATCTTGCCATCTAACAGAGAACAATGTTAAAATAAAAACTGACAATTTTAGTTATCATTTAATACGTGAAGAAACAGGTTTTATATTATGAGGAAAGTGAATGGAAAACAAACAAATTTTATGGGTCGAGAAGTATCGCCCACACACTGTGCAAGACTGTATCCTCCCCGATAACATCAAAACTACCTTTCAAGAATATGTCAACAGAAAAGAAATCCCAAATTTGCTTCTTGCTGGATCCGCAGGCGTTGGTAAAACTACAATTGCAAAGGCACTCTGCGAAGAGGTCGGATGCGACTACCTCATCATCAATGGGTCGGATGAAAGCGGTATTGACACATTCCGCACCAAAATCAAAAACTATGCAGCTTCAATGAGTTTTTCTGGTGACCGAAAGGTCATCATTATTGATGAGGCAGATTATTTAAATCCTTCTTCTACTCAGCCCGCACTTCGTGGTGCAATCGAAGAATTTTCAAAAAACTGTTCGTTTATTTTTACCTGTAATTATAAGAATCGTATTATTGAGCCTCTTCATTCGAGGTGTTCGGTTGTAGAATTTAAAATTACAAATGGGCAAAAAGCCAAAATGGCTGCCCAGTTCATGAAACGAGTGGAATGGATTCTAAAACAAGAAGAAATTCCATACGAAAAGGATGTTGTTGCAGCAGTTATCACTAAACATTTTCCCGATAATCGTCGGATTCTAAATGAACTTCAGCGATATTCTGTTAGTGGTAAGATTGATAAAGGCATTCTAAGTAATGTATCCGATGTAAATATTTCAAATCTTATTAATGCTATCAGAGAGAAGGATTTCGGATCCTCTAGAAAATGGGTATCAACAAATCTAGATAATGATGCAGTATCGATCATTCGAAAAATTTATGATTCGTTATATGAATTCTTAAAACCTGAAAGTATTCCTCCAGCGGTTCTTATTCTTTCAAAGTATCAATATCAGTCTGCGTTTGTAGCAGATCAAGAAATTAATCTTGTTGCATGTTTAACTGAATTCATGATTGAATGTGAGTTTAAATAATGGCAGACTTGTTTAAAGAAATAATTCCAAGCATTTTACAAACAAAGAAAAATGTTTTGGAAAATCAAAAGGAGTATAATGCATTTGTTGTAAATCGAGCACTCTCATATCATATGGATTGTATCTTGTATGCAAATCAGATGAACATGAATCACGGGTTACCTGGAGATTTACAATACCAATATTTTCTAAATACCATCAGACCTATGAAACGAAAGTTTCAACCGTGGCAGAAACGGGAGGTTTCGAAAAATTTAGATTGCGTTAAAGAATATTTTGGTTATTCCAATGAAAAAGCCAAAGAAGCCTTGCGTATTCTAAACAATGAACAAATCACTTTCATAAAAGAAAAAGTAGATAAAGGCGGAGTGAAAAAATAATGGTAAAAATAGAAAATATGGTCGAGGTAACTTTGGTTGAAAAGGATGATTTTCTAAAAGTAAGAGAAACACTTACAAGAATCGGAGTTGCTTCTAAAAAAGAAAAAGTATTATACCAATCTTGTCATATTCTACACAAGCAAGGCAAATACTACATAGTTCATTTCAAAGAGCTTTTTGCACTGGACGGTAAAGCAACAGATTTTTCTGATAATGATATGGGCAGACGAAATACCGTAGCCAAATTGTTAGAAGATTGGGAATTAGTCAATATTGTAAACAAAGAAATGATTGAAGACCCTATTGTTTCTTTGTCTCAAATTAAAATCTTGTCTCACAAAGAGAAAGATGACTGGAAATTAATACCAAAATATAATATTGGTAAAAAAGTACAAAATTTGGCTAAATAATATTACCTCCTTCGGGATGGGGCTTGCCTACCGAGGCTAAGGCAAGTAAAATAAACCTCGGACCAACGCCTTATGGGTTGGAATTTATTACTCGCTTATTTTAAGGAGAAAACAATGACTCTTCTTTACGGCAAATCTTTGCTTCCTGCAACTGTTGGTTTTGATCGTCTTCTAAGCACTTTCGAAGAACTTGATCATGCATTTAAACCACAAGCATATCCTCCCTATAATCTAGTCAAAGAAAACGATTTCAATTGGACGATTGAAATTGCTATTGCTGGATTTAAAAGGGAAGAAATTGATATCACATATGAAGACGGTAAACTTCTTGTGACCGGTTCATCTTCAACAGAAGAACCAGCAAAACAATACTTTCATCATGGTATAGCCAAACGAAACTTTAATCATCGTTTTATTTTGGCTGAAACTGTCTTAGTTAAAAGCGCAGATATTGTTGATGGGCTTCTTGTGATCAAACTGGAAAATATTATTCCAGAAGAGAAAAAACCACGAAAAATACAAATTGGTAATAATGATACTTCGCTATTGACAAGTTAATAAAAGAGGTGTATAGTTATGGAAACATACTTGACGGTGACAAATTTTAGTATTTTTGCTCTCGGAGCATTTCTTGGTGCGTTGGTCGGAAGATTAATAACTTTTTGTTTAATGTCAGTATGTTTCCTCTTTATGATGTTTAAACCATGAATACCAAAACTTCTCCAATCAAATTACGTAATCGATACACATTAACCGATGTGTACTACACTTATCCACATTGGCCATCAAAAGAAATTGATGGTATCATGTTTTTACCTGTAGTTAAAAGTTTAACTGAAAAAACCACATATTATCTCCGTAAAGATTCGTTGGAAAAAGTAAAATGAAAGTTGCTCTTGCATCAGATGTTCACCTTGAGTTTGGACCTATTTCTTTTGAAAATACTGAAAATGCAGATGTTTTGATTTTGTCTGGTGATATTTGTGTTGCATCAAACTTTGGAAAAATCTCCACTAATTTTTTTAAAGAATGTTCCGAAAGGTTTCCAAATGTAGTTTACATTATGGGTAATCATGAACATTATAATGGTGATTTCGAATTAACTGAAAAAATTCTTCGTGAAGAATTGGAAGAATTTAAAAACATTCATTTCCTTGAAAAAGGAACAGTTGAAATTGGTGATTATGTTTTTGTAGGTGGCACTCTATGGACCGACATGAACAAAAATGATCCAAATACACTATTTCATGTAAAACGTATGATGAATGATTTTGTAACCATTCGCAATGGATCGCAATTCGTTTTGTCTCCAGAATTTGTTTATGATGAACATAGTAAAACTATTAATTATATTCGTAATGCCATTTCGGATAACACCAAAAAATATGTGATCGTTGGGCATCATGCACCATCGAAGCAGTCTATCAAGCCTCGTTATCGTAGTGATAATTTGATCAATGGAGCATATTCATCAGATTTGTCCGAATTTATACTCGATCATCCACAAATCAAATTGTGGACTCATGGGCACACTCATGATATTTTTGATTATAAGATTGGTGAAACTCGTGTATTGTGTAACCCTCGTGGTTATATGAATTATGAAAAATGTGCTGATTATTTTGAACTACTCTTTACGGAGATTTGATTATGCCACTCTATGAAATTGATGTTATTGTTACCTTTCGCAATAAGTATGTTATTGAAGCGGAAAAACTTGATCATGCTTTCGATGAAATTGTTATGACTGAACATGATCGAGAGTTCAGCGAAGTTACTCAAAGATGTTTAGGTGAACAAATTCTAGATGGAAAAGAAATTACACGAGAACAACTTGATAGTATGATGCTACGGTTAAAAGAAAATAAGGATGAACTCGCATCGTATTGGATGGGAGATAAACTTATTCATAAAATCGATTATACAAAAGTGTGATGAAAGACAAATTAATTCAAGCTTATATGAAAACGGCGGAAACCTTTGCGGAACTAAGCTCCGCAAGGCGTCTTCATGTTGGTGCGATTGTCGTAAAAGATGATCGCATCATCTCTATTGGCTACAATGGAATGCCATCGGGCTGGGACAATAACTGTGAATATGAGGTAAAATATGTCGAAAAAGCATTTATTGAGCAGGGTGGACCAGGTATGCCCGTTGAGTCTTATTATCTAAAAACAAAACCTGAGGTTCTTCATGCTGAAACAAATGCGATTGCTAAGTTGGCAAAGTCAACTGAATCTGGCCTCGGCGCTTCTCTTTTTGTTACCCACGCTCCTTGTCTTGACTGCGCGAAATTGGTATACCAGTCTGGCATTAATACCGTATATTATCGCAATACCTATCGTAGTCAAGATGGCTTACAATTCCTACAAAAAGCAGGAGTTACAGTAACACAAGTTTAATTTTACCTGGTGAAACAATCCTTCATCTAAATATAAAGTTAGATTGGAGGATTATATGAAAATAAGAGTGGTCAATAGCCCAGATAAAGAATTTACTCCTTATGTTCGTAAAGCTACACTCTTTTATGCAGATTATTTAATACCCAATAAAAGACTTCGTGAAAATATTTCGCTAAGAATAAAGTTTAACAAATCAATCAATTATTGGGGTCTAGCTTACATTGATGATTATAATGATCACGGAAAACCCAGAAAATTTATAGTCGAGATACATCCATGGATTGGCGCAAGAGAAATATTAAAAACTCTTGCTCATGAAATGGTACATGTTAGACAGTATGCAAAAGGTCACACTAATGAAACACTGTCTAAGTGGAAAGGAACTCCAATAAATCCGGACAACGTTGATTATTACCATCATCCTTGGGAAATGGAAGCATATAGTATGGAAACATGTCTATATACAAAGTTCGCAATAAGAGAACAACTATGGTATGTTTTTAAGGAAATAGAAAATCCTGATTCACCCATTAAAGAATCAAAAATAAATTGGAGAAATAAACCTATATAATGAAAACCGCTTTGTTATTGTCTGGCAATCCAAGATTCTCAAAAGATTTCGATACACAAATACAAAATCTAAAAAATAGTGAAATAGATTGGTATATTGTATTTTGGAAAAGAGAACCAGATTTTGATCCAAAAATCTCATCAAACTGGTTGGATGTCAAAACTTCAAAAGAAGTTTTCGATAAACTAAAACCATTTTTACCTCCAAGTCATCGAATTAAGTATGTAGAATTACTTGATCCCAATCTCTATTCAACTCTTCCTTACAAATATCAAGATTTTTATAGTAATCCAATTAACATATGGCAACAATATAAAATACTTCAATATTGTGATCATTGGAGAAGAGAACTGGAAGCATATGATTTAGTGATTAGATCGAGAACCGATTTGGGTTTAAGTCAAACAGTCGATTTAAAATTGGCACACTCTTGTTTAGTAAAAGATGCAAAAGTAATTTATACTCCAAATAATCAAAGAAATGGTTATATTACAAATATTGGTGGTCACGAAACTGGATTTTGTGATCAATTTGCAATAGGATTACCACATATTATGTCGATATATTGCGATGCGGTCGATACTTTTCATGATTTATACATGGAGGGCACTAAATATAATCCCGAATATCTTTTACAGACTGCTCTAATGAAAGAAGGTATTATGTGGCCTCCAACATCTTTTGAAATTATTCGTGATCCTGTTCATTGGAAACCAATAGAACATGGCAAATGGGCAGAAATATGAGTTGTTGTATTTTTGCAACACATGGTTGACAACCCCACCAAAGTCTGTATAATTACATTCATACGTTCTTTAAAAAATAAGTTTTTCGGAAGTGTGGGAGAGTGGTTTAATCCGCCAGTCTTGAAAACTGGAGGCTCGAAAGGGTCCGTGAGTTCGAATCTCACCGCTTCCGCCAAATTTGGTGAGATGGATGAGTGGTTTAAATCGGCACCCTGCTAAGGTGTTGTTCGTAGAAATACGGACCGTGGGTTCGAATCCCACTCTCACCACCAAATGGTAGACAGCACTGGTGTGCGGCGGGGTCTTATAAACCCTGGAGATCGGTCAGATGGGCTGGAACGGTAGGGTTCGAATCCCTAGTCTACTACCAATTATATGCACAGATGGCAGAGAGGCCCAATGCAAGAGTCTGCAAAACTCTAAAACCGCCAGTTCGAATCTGGCTCTGTGCTCCATACCGGATTAGCTCAGAGGAAGCAGCACCGTCTTGATAAGGCGGGGGTCGTTGGTTCAATCCCAACATCCGGTACCAAGTTTAGGGCCTCTAGCTCATGTTTGGTCAGAGCAGCAAACTCATAATTTGTTGGTGCGCGGTTCGACTCCGCGGGGGCCCACCAAATATTGACAAGTTACATATATAAGAGTATAATGTTTTTCAAGTCGGGAGACTTTATGCAGTTAGCCGTTACCTTTGGGTAATCCTGTATACGGTAAGCAGGATTTTTTTGGGCTGCTAGTGATAATGGGAGCACGCCGCCTTTGCACGGCGGAGGTTGGAGTTCGATCCTCCAGCGGTCCACCAAGTTATCGCCCCCTTAGTTCTAAAGGTAAAACGTCGGTTTTGTAATCCGAATTTGGCAGTTCGATTCTGTCAGGGGGCACCAAGTTTTACCGAGTGTAGGATAGTCCGGTTATTCCGCCTGCTTTGGGAGCAGGAAATCGTGTGTTCGAATCACACCACTCGGACCAGTTATTCCGGAGTAGCTCAGTCGGTAGAGCGTCGGATTGTTAATCCGCAGGTCGCTGGTTCGAGCCCAGCCTCTGGAGCCATGATAGGTGTATTATGAACATTGAAGAAATTGTAAAAGTACCTTATACGACACAACCGAGAATGACTAAGAATGTTGGTGATGTTTTTAATCCCAATCCTAGTCAAATATATCTTGAAGATAAGAATCGTCAGATATATAATTTTGGTTATGATTTATATGGTATGAATATTCCTTGTATTACAGGAAAACTTATTGAAAAGTGTGAAACATTTCTCGGTAAACCTGTTACGGGTGATATAGTTGATTTTGCAATGAATTTTGAAGAAGATGTTGCCATTATGCACAATGGCATTTTGTCTGCGATTTGTTTTTGCTTTCCTAGTTCTTGGATTCCTTTTTATGGCTTAAATAAAACATTAGAAGAAATTCATCAACCGGTTGCTGATGGCGATCATCTTCGGCGAGTAAGTTCTAAACTTGCAAAGACTATGGCTGATCCAGTTCTTGGAAGTTTCTGTAGATATGTTTGGACAATTACGAAAGTTCCCGAAATAAGTAATCATCCTGTTGTAAAAGAAAAATACCGAGATGCAGAGTTGAGTTTTAATAATTTATATTTTAGAGTAGAAAAACAAACAACACTTCCACTAAATGACGGAATAACAAGTTTATTTTTTGTAAAAGTAGAAGTTAAGCCATTGAAAGATGTTTGGAATCCTATTTTGTTAAATAGTATTAATACAATGAGTGAAAATATTTTAGAATATAAAAATTTAAAAGAAATAAAAAAGGTGTTGAATGAAAATAGTGAATTTGAAAAAGCAATTTACAAAAACGAATATTATGACATGTTAGATTAAACTCTCTGTGGTGTAATGGCAGCATACGGGTCTCCAAAACCCTTGGTTGCGGTTCGAGTCCGTACAGAGAGGCCAAATGGAGTGAAAGATGTATAACAAAAAAATTAATTTAACTGAAGTAAAAGAATTCATAGATAAATGCGGACCAAAAACTAAAGTTTATCTTGGATGTGATTCAGAAAAAATTAGAATTGGTGATGTTTGTTATGCTGATTACATTATCGCAATTGTTGTACATTTAGATAGTAAACACGGTTGTAAAATATTTGGACAAATAACTCGTGAACGAGATTATGATCAGTCAAAAAATAAACCTCGTATGCGTTTGATGAATGAGGTCTATAAAGTAGCTGAAATGTACCTACAATTAGCGGCAATGATTGATAATGATATTGAAGTGCATCTTGACATTAATCCAAATGAAGAGTATAATTCAAGTATTGTAGTTAATGAAGCGATTGGCTATATAAAAGGTATGTGTAATGTTATACCTCTTGTTAAGCCGAAAGCATTTGCTGCTTCATATGCAGCAGATAGACTTAAAAGTTTAGTAGCATAGATTTCGCGGGTATTCTCCTGGGAGAGGACACAGCCTTCCAAGCTGTTGAAGTCGGTTCGAATCCGACTACCCGCTCCACTTTAAAACGCAGGAGTGGAGAAATCGGTAAACTCAGCGGACTTAAAATCCGCCGGCCCTAAAAACGCCTTGCGGGTTCAAGTCCCGCCTCCTGCACCACAATCTGACCGTAGTTAAATGGATATAACATGAGCCTTCTAAGCTCAGATTCCAGGTTCGATTCCTGGCGGTCGGGCCAATCACCACTTTCCTGCCTGTTTACCATATTCATAAAACCAAACAAAGAAACGAATAGCAATAGTAATTGCAATAATTAAAATTGTTCCCCAAAAACTATTCTCTATAAAC